CGGAAACGTTCTGCATGTACATCTCTAATGGGTAAGCTGATGAGTACTTATTAAGTACATCCTCTCCCAAAATATCATCCTCATTAACTGCAACTCTAGGTATATAATAAGTATCAAAGCCATATATACGTAAACACTCGATAATTATATCTTCCATGAGTACTTGCTCAGAAGATCTTCCCCCAGGTATACCAGACTGAAAATAAAAGTTGGTTGCCATTATTCGGTATATCCACGTGGATTAGTTGTTGCCTTGATGGTATAATCCATAGGTGGGCTGATGAGATAAGCTATAAACATTCTCAACCTGTAAAGAAGTCTACAGGGAGTTCGTAAGTTGATTTAACTTCTGCTTTTAACTCTGTTATCTCTTCCATTGCTTCATCAAATATCTTTTGACCATTCAACGTTACTCCACCTGGTAATTGAACGCCTTCGAACTTCTTAAGATTAATACCCCATTGACGCTTTATCAAAGCAGTAGTGTATCTCTTTAAGAAACCGTCATTGTATACATCGGTATAGGTATCAGGGTCAAGTGAACGATAGGCCTCAATGATAATGTAATCACCGATAGCAAGATCTCCACCATCACCCCAGGTTAGATCGATATGCAATCTATTCATATGACGATTAAACCTAATAGGCTTTTGTCCTGTCATCAAGTCATTAATTAAATTAATATGCATCTTTAACATCGTAAAGTACTGAATGTCAGTATTAGTTAAAGACTGAATGTTGTTAAGCATTAATTGATATTTGGCATCAAAGAAGCTTATACTGTTAGACCTACTTGATAACGGTAACGTTCTTACCACACTTAATACAGAATCATTTAAAGTAACGTATTTGTTATCAAAATTACCTAGGGTAATTGTAGATAATGTGGCTGAAGTACCTGAGGATGAGCCAACAATTGTTTCACCAGGTGTAAACGTACCTGCGGTATTCTTTACATTTACACGGTTAGCTGAAACGTTTGCATGTACAAATGTGGTAGCCCCGGAAGTACTACCAGTAATTTTTTCTCCGATGGAAAAAGAAGCAGCATTAACACCGGTAATCTGTATTAAAGAGGCAGTTATTTCTTCTTTAAGGTATACAGCTTCAACCGCATCATAATGAAAGTCTCTGTAGAACTGTATAGCCTCATCAACACGGTCTTCTAATTGATCGTCGTCAACGTTAATTTCAAGAACCGGGTGACCTAGTGATCGAAGGCAATAATCTATAAGGTTTTGTCTGGATGAAGGAGATGACATTATGTTTTCTCTATTAGTTTCTTAAGAGTATTTATTTGTTCTTGTTGTTCCTTTATAGCTTCAACCAGAACCCCTATTAAGTTATTATATTTTATACCAAGGTATCCATTTTCATCTTGTAATACTATTTCAGGTATTACTTTCTCAGCTTCTTGAGCAATTAGACCGATAGCTTTAGCACCACCTTCCTTCCAATTAAATGAAACACCTCGAAGTGCAATAACTTTATCAAGAGCACTTTCAACTGTCTTAATATTTTTCTTTAATCTCTTATCGGATGAAGAATTATAATCCGTTGATGTTAAAAGACCTGTAGATGGATTAAAGAATAACTTGGTACTTGATACCTGTTCGGTTATCGCTCCAGACGTACCATTTGCAAAGATAAGATATCTGGAAGCATTAGTTGTAGTATCATCTGTAACATTTATAAAATTAGCAATATTAGCTGTTAAATTATTTGCTGTGCCCGATGCATTGGTTAGAACAACAGCTGATGGGGTACCAAGATTAGGTGTAACTAATGTTGGGCTATTACCAAACGATGTTAGACTACTTGCTGTTACCCCAGAAGCTAAAGTAGCACCAGATAGAGTATCTGCAGCTGCAGTCACTGTAATATCAGCAGACCCGTTAAACGATACCCCATTAATATTTCTAGAAGTAGTTAGAGTAGCTGCACTGCCCGTTGTATTCTGATTAAATGTTGGGAATGTACAGTTAGTTAAATTACCGGAAGAAGGTGTACCAAGGGCTGGAGTAACTAATGTAGGTGATGTAGCAAATACTAATGCACCTGAACCTGTTTCATCACTAATTAAAGTAGCAAGTTGTAAGGAAGTGGTAGAGGCAAATTGCGATAAAGAATTTGCAGTGGTAGCAAAAGAACTAAGCTGCGCGTTTGTCGCATAACCAGAAAGAGCACTACTAGTAATATAGCCTAATTGAGAAACATTAGAATATACTCTAGCGTTAGAAAAATATAGATTAGAACCTTCCGGTACTACCCCAGTATTTAATGTACCGTAAGAAAGCGCCCATGCGTTGCCGTTATACGTCCAAGTTTTATCACTGAACGTATAAGTGGCATTTACATTCGGAGCGGAAGGAAAATTTAAAGCCATATTCTTTCAAAGAAAAATCAGGGAGGTTTTTACTCACTCCCTGATTATATTTATAACGTATTAAGGGTGCGTCTTTTTATAGGCTTCGAAATCAGCTTTCAATTCCTTAATGGCTTCAACCAAAACACCAATCACGTTGGTATACTTAATACCCATGTAACCGTCATCATCCGTAGTTACCACTTCAGGTAAAACTTCTTGAACTTCCTGAGCAATCATACCGATTGCAGAAGTGTTACTGTCTTTCCACGTGAAGGTAACGCCACGGAGTGCTTCAACTTTTTCTAAGGCTGAATTAACTGTCTTAATACTCTTCTTTAATCTCTTATCTGATGAAGAATTGTAGTCAGTAGATGTTAACAAACCAGTAGAAGGGTTAAAGGTTAGCTTGGTGCTTGATACCTTTGGTGCTGTATTACCTGATGTGCCCTGGGCAAGCATTGGGTAATAAGTAGCATTTGTAGTAGTATCATCAACAACAGTAGCAGTTGCAGCGGAAGCAGCACCGCCAGATGCATAACCTGAACTATTACCTGTACCACCATAAGTAGTAGCGATTACTGAACCCTGCCACGTACCAGTAGCAATAGTACCAACAGATGTCAAACTAGATGCTGTAACTCCAGAACCTAAGGTTGAGCCACTCAGTACGCTGGTACCATTAATCTCATATACCTTACCAGTCAATAGATTAATATCTTGACTAGATGTCCAAGCAGTAGTTGCATGCACATAGTTAAATGTAGCGCTTGCACCATCAACAGTAATACCAGCACCATCAGCAGCTGAGCTATCAGCAGCACCCTTAGCAACAGTAATATTCTTATCGGTAACTTCTAATGTTGAAGAAGATACAGTAGTTGTAGTACCGCTAACCGTTAAGTTACCTGTAACTGTTAAGTTATTATTAACAGTGGTAGTACCAGTAGCAGCTCCCATTGACAATGCAGTGGCTGCTTTAGCAAAGTTAACCGTTGTTGCTGTTGTATTAATTAGATCAAATGAACTACTGCCTGTAGTTAATGATGTTGTAATTGCAGGACTGGTACCAAATACTAATGCTCCTGAACCAGTTTCATCAGAAATAATACCAGCAAGTTCACTTGAACTAGTTGCAGCTAGAACGTTTAATTTATCAGTAGTAACCACTAAGGTCTTGCTACTTGGAATAGTTGTACTGTTAATGCTTGTGGCGCTGGCAACCCCGAGTACAGGAGTTATTAAAGTTGGACTAGTAGCAAGTACAATACTTCCGGTACCTGTGCTACCTTGAGAAGTAATTACACCAGAAGCAATCATTGCATTAGAGATTGCACCAGTTGAACCAGCAACTGACTCTACCAATGAACTAACAATGGTACCAGAAGCCTGTTCAACCCACTGTGAACTTGTACCATCGTTGAAGTACAAATATGTCTTACCATCATCTTCATCAATCCAGACATCACCAATATTAGGTGAACCAGGAGCACCAGCAGATACGGTAACGTTAGCAATATTGGCAAAATCAAATACACCTGTACCGCTGTTATAAGAACCTTTAGTACCAGTAATTGATAATGCGGCTCTTGCATTAGCATCGGTATAAGTTCCAGATGCAGAAATAACACCATTGGCGGTATCGTATGTAATACCAGTACCGGCTGTTATAGATTGTCTAGATCTAGCATTAGTAAAATATAAATTAGTAAGTTCAGCTACGTTAGCAGTTGTCAATACACCAGATGATGTAATGGTCGCAGCCAATTG